AACTTAAATAATTCTTTTCTTTCAAGAGTTGTAATATCTCTATTATCATAAGAATAATTAACCATTTGAGCAGTGAAAAACCATATATCTGTTAGTTCTTCTAATTCTTTTTCTTTGCTGTAATTATGCTTTTTCCAAGTTTTATGGCTATCTTTAGTCTCTTCATCAAACTCTATGCACTCAGCAATTAAAGACTTTTTGATATCTTTTAACCCTCTTAATCTAATATTGTTCATATTTTTATCTAACTCTTTTTGTAGATCCAATATATCTCCAAAATTTTCAGGACTTTTAAATTCCATTATCTCACTTCCTCATAAGTTGCTATAAATATATCATGTTTACAAGGATAAAACTCTCCTTTAATGCCTTTTATTATGTAATCTCCAAAACTAGCCTTCATCATTCCCTCAAGTGTTTCTATTTCAATATAGCCTTGTTCTAACATCGCTTTACTAAAATCTTCCAGTTCTTCTGCACTTTTAGTTTCTTTATAATTCGCTCCATCTAAAAAATCAAAAACTTCTATAATATTATCCTCTTTTAATTGTATTGCTTCTATTTTTATAGGTTTTTTAATATATTTTTTAATCATTTATTCATCCTCCACCCAATCAGCCACTTTTTCTAAATTCTTAATATCTCCAAATTTTATAATTCTACAACAAGCACAAGTGTATCTTATAAGCTCCTCTTCCTCTTGTGTTCCGTCTATTGCACATCCTTTTTTATCTATGTCAACATATCCAATATAATGTCCTTGAATTTTTTCTCCACATTCCTTACATACCCACATTTTCTCCTCCTAATCAAATTTATTTAAGACCCATTGTACAATTATAGCCCATATTATTGTAAGTCCCGTCCCTACTAACACCGCAATAGGCATTAACAATAAAAACATTATTATTTTTTTTGTCATATTATCCTCCAATCTCTCCTGCTCTTACTTTAGCCCAAAACTTGTCTAATTCAATCTTTACTTTTTCTGCTTCTTCTTCAGTTTTGAAGTAATTCCCCAACTCATATCTCATTTGATCTTCTGGGAAATAGTTATCTGTAGTTTCTGCAATTTCATTATCTCCAAATATAGTGAAATATTTATCACTTCTTTTGCCTCTCCATCTCTTAGATATTCCATATTTTTCATTAAATTCTTGTAAAAATGTTTCTAAACTTTCTACAAGAATATTTTTAATAGTAAAGCAATCATTTTCACTATTAAGATGTAAATCAAAACAGTGTATAGTGTCTGAAATATAAGTTTTAAAACTAGGAGCTTCATAAAGTATGCTGTTAGTTTCTAAGTTCGAACTATTTGCATACCCGAAGTAGTATTTCTTTTTTTCTTCTATAACTTTTCTATTCATTTTTGTTACTTTAGCTAAACTGTATGTATCATTAATCTTAGTTATTTCTATCTCTAATACATTTTCTTTCTCCATCTTATCCTCCATATTTTCTATACTTTTAACATCTTCCCGACGTCAGCAATATGTTCAACTATTGATTTTATTATATGTCTATCCATTTTGCTGGTATCAACAAAATCGTTCAACTTTAGATTTTTACGACTGTTTCCAAAATTGAAATAGTCGTTATTCCTTTGTTTATAAACCTGTTTTTTCTTTATCTGTAAAAATCATAATTTCTTTTTTATCTCTATAACAAATATAGCTAACTATTTTTTCAGCTAAATCATCAACAACTTTATCGTCTAGTTTTACCATTTCTCCGTTTAATTCAAAAAAAACTCCATCTTTATTAATATTTATGTTCAGCATTACTCCTCCTTAAAAGCTTGAAAGTGTCCTTTATACACTCCCTTTAATTCTTTAACTTGTGCAGGTGTTAAGTATATCCCATTCAAATGATATTTCTTAACAAAATCTATACGACTGATACAATTATCAGCTTCATCGTGGTGCTCTCTACATAAGCACATCACTCTATAATTTAAGCCTGTATCACTTTTATATCCTGAGCTTCCAACTCTATCAAAATGCTGCAACTCTCCAGGCTTTCCACATATACAACATATTTTCTTTTTAAGTGTTACCCAAATAAAAGTATCTTGATAATTCTCTGCAAATAAATCTCTTATCTCCATTCTTAATGGGATCTCCCAATAGATAGCCATTTCAAACAGCCATTTTACAAAGTCATTAGCTTGTTTCTGTGTTAAAGAATTTAATGACAAACTAAAGCCTCCATTTTGAATTGCTAGGCTCTGTAATGCTCTTATTACATTGCTAGTCAATTCATCTACTGTTAGATTATCTTTATTCATTAAAGAAGAAATTAGGTACGCTTGAGCGTTTTTAACAGTATCAAAGCCTTTATAGACTTTTACGAACTCGCTTTTTAAAACTTCTTTAGTGTAAGCTAGTTCTATAAAACTTGGCTTCGCTCCTGGATTATTTCCTTGCCAAAAGTTAGCAAAATCATCAATTAGCCAATATATTAATTTTTGTGTTGCTCTACTGTATCCTAATTTCTCCATTTTCTTTTGCTCCTAATTATTTTTAATTTCCCCAATTACTTGTAATCCAGGTTGTCCCTCAAATATCCAAATTTCTTTTCCTGTTTCTGTTATAATTAGATAATCATTTCCATCACAATTTATGTTTGTTTCTCTTATTTCTTTTACAATTTCTTTATTACAACAATTTTTGCTTGAATTTATACCTTTTATTATTATTTCTTTTCCAACTTTATACATTGCTTCATAGTATGGTAATATTATGTCAAGTTCTATTATTTTTATTTTTTTCATTTTATCCTCCTATCCTATTTTTAAATTTTTATTTTCAACTAATCTAGCACCTTGAACTTCTTCTCCAGCTTTTAGAGAAGCTTTAATTTTTTCCTTAGATATTTTTTCAGTTGTTACAACTTCTATAAATTTCTTGTCTATCAAACTTTCATCATAGATTTCAGTACTTGTAGACTTAGTAAATTTAATATTTCCTAATGTAGTTTCTATTTTTTCAATGCCATTTACTAGCATTGCACTCTTAACATAAGTCTTAAACTTATCCAAATTCTTTTTTAAATTATCTTTCATACCTTGTAGTCTTTTAATTTCAGTATCAAGAGCTTCAATAGTAAGCTCTTGATTTCTAACAACTGCTATTACATTTGCTGATTTATCTTTTAAATCTTGTGTTAGCTCCTCAGTCCATATTGCTAACTGATTTGAATTCTCAGTCATTTCTCCAGTTTCTGCATTGATACCTTGTTCTAAATATTCCATTCTTTCAATATAATCTTTTGCTACATCGTAAAATTTTGCCATCATATCCTCCTATTTTTTTAGTTCATCATATATTTTTCTAAGTTCTTCAATTGTGCAGTCCATTAAACTATTTTTATTAAATTTTTCTATCATATCAAATATCTTGTTAGATTTTTCTTCAGTATCAGCTAAAGCATTTATCATATCTATAGCCTTTTTAAATTCAGCTTGATTTGACTTTTTAGATTTAGTTTTCAAATTTGTTGAAAATACAACAACTCCTTTACTATCTATTATTTCAAGTTCAGTTATAACCTTATCTACAACAGTTATTTCTTTAACTGAGAATTTATCTGTTAATGTTAATTTTCCTTCTTTATTTTTTTTAATATATTTGCTATCACTTATCCAAATAAATGGTGATGTATAAAGTTCTCTACCTATTCCCCAATTAAAACAAGCTCTTTTAAAACTATCTGAGGCAAGTCCTTTTTCCTTTTCTGTAAAACTTTCAGTTCCTGTATCTTCTTTTTCTACCCATATTTTTTTATCTTCATCATAAATAGATACAATACAATTTGCATTTTCTCTGCTATGTTTTCTTTGCCAATTCATAGCACCTACTGTTTCGTCTAAGACATCCATATCAACTCTTGCATTTTTATATAACAATAAACTAAAGCCATTATCTTTTACTGTTTGTGGTTTTACATCTATTTCAGTTGCTTTTAAATTTCTAAAGTTTAAATTCATTTTTATATCCTCCTAAAATAAATCTTCAAAATCAAACATTTCTATATATCTACAATACAATTTATATAACCAATTCAATTTATACTTTAAAACTTCCTTGATGGAAGCTGCAGCATAATTATCTTTAATTAGCATTGACATTCCCCTCCCACATTTCTAAGACTTGTATTATTGCTAGGGCTCTCTTTAATGAAAGCCCT